TGCGTTAAGACCAGTAACAAAAAATTAGTTTCATAAAAATAATACCTCCCACCGAAATGGGAGGGTTTGTGATTACTTGTAGCGATTAGCAAGACCCATTAACGTAGGTGCCCATAGACCAACGAAGATTCCGTTGATCGGGTTAGTAGTATAGATTGCAATTGACAATACTACCGACGCTAATGAGGCATAAAAATAAATCTGCGACTTATTCATAATATATCCCCTTTGTTATTTTTCAAGTACATCTGTTCGCACAACTTGTGGGCCACCCACAGCTGCTTGAATACGATTTACGATTTGATCGTAACTTCCGATTACTGTGATTTCCTTACCACAACAGTAACGAATCTCAGCACGGTTTTCGCACTTATTAGAGTGCTTCACATTTGCAATGTTATCTACATTAATCAAACGCTTGTTTTCTACTGCACAAGTTGGGTCATCCCACTCACGCAAAGGAATGTTATATACTTCAATAAACGTTGCCATTTTATTTTCTCCTATACTGTAAATGTACTAAAGTCTTGTTGTGTATTCGCTGACTCACCTATCGTGTATTCGTGTATGTCTGGTATTATATCATCTTGAGCTGATTCGTCAAGTTCATAAAGTCTCATTTTAGGTCTATCTATACCAACTACAAATCGTTTGTTTTTGGTTGGATCATTGTATCGGTTTTTCAACTGCTTAAACATAACTTGATTCATACCTTCAAGCTGTTCAGTTGATATCATAGCTAACATCAAGTCAGCAGTTGCCGGCAAACCAAATGATTCAGATGTATCTGTAAGTTCTACATCAGAAGAGTTAAACCCACCGCGTGTAACCTGTGTTGCTGACCAAATCGGAACATTAAACTCACCTGCCAAACCACGAACTTCTTCAGCAATTGCTTTGACCATGTGGTAGGTGTTTACTGAACCACCAAGACCCTTGATCCGCGATGACGCACAGATATTTAAATAGTCAACGAAAATAACATCTGGTTTAAAATCTTTTTTTAATTCTAATTCATTCAATAACGCTCGGAAATGACCTGTATGTGCTGTTGCGGTTGGATACTCTTTGATAATCAGTCTTCCTCTTGTTTTTTCTTTAATGCTATCAATGTGAGAAGAAAACTGTGTATGAGATAAAGCGTTTAGTTGGTCAATCGGTACGTCCATAAGATTAGCATCGATACGTTCAGCAATACGCTCTTCTGCCATTTCTAAGGTGATATATAAAACGTTTCTACCTTGCTCTAGTGCAGCTGCAGCAAAATGACACATCGCAAGAGATTTACCAACACCAGTACCTGCAAGAATAATATTCAAGGTCTTTTTTGTAACTCCACCGTTTGTAATTGTGTTTAGCATATTAATGTCAAATGGAATCTTTTCTTCGACTTTATGATAGAAGTCAAACCGTCCACTAAAATCTTCTATGTAATCATGTCCTACATTACGATCAAATGATACTTGAAGAGCCTTTGTTAAGATTTCGGGTATTGCACCAGTAGTCATGTCTTCGTGCTTACCATCAATCACTTCGATTGATTTCATAATACCTAAGAAGATAGCACGGTCTTTACACCATTCTTCTGTCTTTTGCAACATCCAAGTTTCATCTATCTTCTCATCAGTAACTGCATCAGTAATTATATCAAGAACGTCTTGATTGTTTTCTGTATTTTTTGCAGAATCTAGAAACTCTACTTGAAGCGTGCTCTTGGAAGGAAGTGAGTTATACTCTGTAATAAAATCCAGAATAAGTTTGTAAGCAATTCGCTCACTCCCTTCAAAGTAGTCAGGCTTAATAAAAGGTAATGTTTTACGCGCGAAGTTTTCATTATTGCATATTTTCTTCAATACCAGTCGGGGTATACTCGTCATATTGTCCGTATTCTTCCTCTAATGTATATATAAGTATTTCAGCGATGAAGTCTTTGAATTTTGTACTCTCTTTGAGATCATCTTTAGTGTATCGGGTGTTACCTTCTTCTACCACAAATTGAAAGTCGATATTTAGGCTATCGTTTTCTTTGTTTTCGTTAAAGGTAACTTTTCCAAAAGTGAAGATAACATTTTTATATCTTCCCTTCCTGATCTTAATAGAATAGACTTCTGATAGACCTTTTTCAACAAAGGAAAAAGTTTCTTTAGTTACTTTCTTCTTGTTCTTCTTCATCACTAATGCTTTCACTAATCATTGATATATGGCCAACAGAGAACTTGTTTTTAATTGCTGAACTAAAGTCTGTCTTAGAAAATACTTCTCTCCAAAACTCTTCTGTCAATGTTTCCTTCATTCTCTTATTACCAGTTAGTTCTTCACCTGTTGCAGGATTTACTGCTTGATACCAGCCAACTTTTGGTTTCTTGACATATCCTAAATCGAGAGCAACATCTGTGAGACCAGACCATTGAGCAATACCACCCTCCCAAGTTACGGAGATAGGAATCTTTGATTTCTCTTTTACAAATCGAGACTTCTCAACATTGATTACGAAGTTGTAACCTTTGACTTCTGTGCCTTCTTTTTCTTGTTGCCGGCCAATAATCCATACATTGTCTGCGGAGTACATAATACCTGTACCACCTGAAACAACTGCTTTAGGAAACAATCCAATCTCTTGGTAAGTATGGTTGATTGCAACTAAAGGAACATTTTTCATAGTTAAGTATGGTGTGACCATACGGAATAATCCTTTAAGTGCTTTTGCCCTAGTCATATCAGCAACTGACTTTTCATTGATTGCGTCTTCTAATTCTTTTTTAGAAGCAAGGTTACCAACTGAATCAATCATAATGATAATTTTATCACCGCGATCAATCTGTTCAAGTTGATTGACTAAATCAAATTTTAGTTCTTCAACATTAGGAACAGGAGTATGTAATACTCTATTGGTATCAATACCAAATGCCTCAAAGTATGCTTGAGGTGAACCAAACTCTGAATCATAGAACAGTAGAACTGCGTCTTTATGTTTCTTTAAGTAGGCTGCTGCCATTAACAATCCAAAAGAAGTTTTGAAGTGTTTAGATGGGCCGGCCAATACAGTTAATCCTGACGTAAGACCACCATCAATAGAACCAGATAGTGCAACATTAATCATCGGAACAGAAGTAGATACAATATCTTTTTCTGCATAAAGGTTTGATTTACTTAGAACTTCAGCACCTTTAACCTTGGAGTTCTTTTTTAGTTTATCTAGTAGAGACATATTTTTCCTTTTTAATATCGAACATTATACAATAAAGAGGGGGGACTGTAAAGATATTTATACAAGAAATTCTTGCAAACTGTTAGGATCACGTTCAATCTCATATTTCTTACTAGTGTTGTCTTGTCTTATATATTCAGCTTCCACCATATCTAAACTACCGTCTAGGTATGCCTTTACGTTTTCTGCCATGTGTCGTGCTGTACAAACTGGCACGTTCTGACATATCATATTTGCATTCTTTTTACCGCCAAGTAACTGGAAGTCATCTGGCATTTTCATCAAAGCGAGTGCTTCTCGGAAAGTAATAAATCTATCTTCAACTGGATGAGCAAGCATATAGGGTAAGTGACCAACAAACGCACCGATACAATCTTTCGGGAAGATAATACCGCGTCTCATAATACCTCCACCCACAACCGTAAGCTTATGGTGTTTTCTACGACAAGAAGCTGCAAACCGTTCATACTGCTCACCTTCAAATCCATCAGCCCATTCAGCAAGAATTTCATAACACTTGTCTTCACCGTAATGTTTTTCTAGATAAGAGTTCGCTTCTCTTGTCTTTGGAAGCTGTTCCATAAACTCTGCATGAGAAATACCACCGTGCACAACTTCTAGAATATGCTTATAAGTTAGATCATCTGTCGGCGTCTTGTGGCTGATACATTCATTCATAGGATCATCATCAGAAACTTTAGCGTTCAAGATGATATCAGTTGCAGTCTGCATTGGTTCATTGTAGTATTTAAAAATCGGTACTTTGGTATCTTGCCAAAAGAAATAGAATGACCGTTGGCGAACTTGGCCAATACCGTGTAACTTAGACATTGTTTTATATAATGAGAATGTGTATCCAAACTCTTCTGCTAGTTTACGAAGCTTTTCTACAACTGGCTTACCCATCTTACCTGCAAGATGTGGTGAGTTTTCACCCCAAAGAACTTTAGGACTAAGGTTTTGTAAAACAAATTTAGATGATTCAATCATCCAATCATTGTTATGGTTATCACTTGATGCAGTCGGACTTAAAGTCGAAAGTCCTGCACAGGGACACACGCTGTTTACTACATCTACACTTTCTAATACGCCGTTATAATTATCTAGAACGTGATAAGGTACTTCGTGATTATAATAATTCAACAGCTGTGAATCATTTGCATGAAATCCACTATAGGACATAATGTAATCTGGACGTTTACCAAACACTTGCTCCATTGCAATTGTTTCACCACCGATTAACGGAATGATACTTGCAAAGTTATAGCTGTTTTTCTTTTCTGTTACTTGATCTAAC